AATTGAGTACCAGCTGTGTATCTCATAATGATTCTGTAGTTTTGAGAACCATCGATGTTAGCCATGTCTAATACTCTTACCTCATTCGCGTCTGACATCAAGCCAGTTCCAAAGAATAAGTTAGATTTTTGAGCTGCAACGATTTTAGAATCGCTCATACCTGGACATAATACGATTTCGATACCATTGAAGTTGAATGGTTTTTCACCAACGTTTAATTGGTTGTTCCATCCGTTAGCACCTACTGCTCCACCTGCTAATGCTTGTTGGTAAGCTTTTGCTACGTTTGTAGAAACGTAAATCAATAAGTCTTCTTTACCATAAACAGTTGCTGGGATAGTTTCAACTACTGAATTTAATTTGTCTAACACGTTAGCTGAAGTTACAGAACCAGAGATGGTTACTGAACCGCTCTTAGCTGCTAATACTGCAGTTGCTCCACCAGCTGCAATAGATGCAGATAATGCTGATTGGAATCCTAAGAATGAACCGTTAGTTGCAGTACCTTGCCAAATAGCAGTTTCAGTTGCTTCTGCAACTTTACCACCAACGTAAGATACTAAATAGTCGTTGAATGATTTTGGAATCTCATCGAATGCAGAGAAACCTAATTGTAAAGCTTCCCAGCTATCAACGAACTCTTGCTTACACAATTGTAAGTTAACTTGTAATTCTTTTGGTTCTAAGATTCTTTCAGAGATTGAAACTGAACCTGAAGTTGTGAAATCACAACTAGCATCTTGTACGATGCCTGATACGTCTAACTTCTGAATAACAGATTTGAACTTCACGTTTGGCATGATAGTTACTAATTTGTTATCCAAAGTTCTAGCACTTAACAATGCAGCTGCGATATAACCTGCAGCAGCTTCTCCAGCATATGTAGAGTTTGATATTGTAGGAAGTGCGAAATTTTGTCTTGCTTTCATTTTTTCCTTTTTTAAATGATTTTAAATATTTTTACTTATAAAGTTTTGATAAGAAAGACGATTGTGAGTTTACAACTTTCTTACCATAATTTTTACTATTGTTTTCTGCTGAGAATTTAACACCCTCTTCGATTGGAGCACCATCTAATTTAGGTAATTCCATTTCTTCGATATCATCTTCTTTTTTGATATCAGCTTCTTTGTCTACTACTTCCTCTTTTACTTTCTCCATTTCCATCATCTTCTTTTCCATCTCCTCAATACGATATGCCATTTCTTCCATTTTCTTTTTCATATCGCCTAAGTTGATTTCAATTTCATCATCGCCTTCTTCTTTCATTGGAGCTTCATCATCTTGTGGGATAGTTTCAACTTCTTCAGTCTCTTCTGCCATCAATGTGCCAGATTTAACTTGACCTGATTGGTCTTTTACTTCGTTTGCTTTTTCTTTATCACCTGATGCTTGAGGAATATCTTCAACTTTAACATCTTCTAATTCTACGTTTTCTCTTTCAACGATTTTACCATCTTTGGTAATAGCTTTGATAAGAACTTCGTTTCCTTCAGAATCTTTTAATGCTAACTCATGCTCACCATCTGGTGCTGGAGTTTTAGTTCCATCTTCTGATACTACAAACAAATCTTCACCTACATCGAATGTAGCTGATTCTACGATTGTTCCGTCTTTCAATTTTGCGTAAGTTAATTCCACTTCATCTGATGATAACAATGTTAATATCTTACTAAGTACTTTTTTAGCGTTCATAATTTTTTAGTTTTCTAAATTATATAATATATAACAACTTCGTTTTTAAAAGTTGTAATTTTTTTTATCTTACTTGGTTTACTGTCAATATTATTGATGGTGAAGCTGGTATGTTTCCTGTTGGTGCTATGTATTGATATGTTGTATTATTGCTATCCGATTGATATGCTAATTCAAAATAATCACCTGCGCTTCCACTATCCCATAAGTTTAATGCTATTACGTCTTTATGATTTGAAGCTATGGTTACATATGTTGCAGTGTTTGGTACATTTACACCGTTCTTTTTCAACCACACAGCTAAATTACCTTCACCACTACCCTGTACTGCTTGAATACTAAATTGTAAATTGTAATATGCAACGTCTGTATTAGCTAAGTTAATATGTGAGCCAGAAGTTATGTTAATTGAGTTAATTGGAACAGTATTATCAAATTGGAATGCTCCACTTACGTTTGCACTACCACTTTGAGTTACAGTAGAATAAAATGCACCTACATCAAATAATGCCGGTAAAGCAGATTGATATGATGTATATGTTACTTCACCTGTTGTTTGGTTGTATGCTAACAAAGCACTACCTGTTCCTTGCGGGAATGCACTACCTGATTGAATTGATAAGCTGCCTGATAATGATGTAGAACCACTTACATTAAGAGTTCCCTCTACAAATGTGTTAGAGCCGGAATCAATTAAGAAACCAGTCTTTCTTGCAGCTGTTCCTGTACCTGTACCAACTGCGAAAACAGTTTCAGCAGTTTGGTCTTTTGTTCCATCAATAGCATTCCATCTACCAACATATACTGAACCCCAATCTGCTGCTGTTGCTCCTGCTGGTATTGTATTTGTACCTAAAGCTATTAATGATTGCCCTAATAAGATTGTAGAATGAATTTGTGCATTATTTCCATTTAATGATGCAGAAATTACGTTGCTACCACCAATCATCGCACTATTAACAATAGTTCTTTGTGATGGGAATGTGGTGTTAGAGCCCGATGCAAATATTGTACTACCACCAATTGATAGAATTGCTGAAGTACCAACTGCTGCATTACTTGCACTAAGTGCAGATGGGAAATATGAGTTATTAATTGTTAATTGCCCTTGCTGAACCGTTCCAGCCAATTGAATAGATGAACTATCCATATTTAGGGTAGCTGTTCCACCAATATTATTTTGAGTTATAGAAACTGATGCTGATAAAGGAGTTTTATATGCAGTTGCACTAATACTACCATTTATATTATTATTAGTCATAGTTAAACCACTTACCGCTTGTGTAAATGGTGTACCTACTGCAGTACCCAATTGAATACCATTTGCTGTCGAGTTACTTAATATGTTACCACTAAATGTGTATGCTGATGAAGAAACAGGTATTCTCAATAGCATTCCCGTAACAACAATATTATTACTCATCGAAGGTGAGAATGCTGCGGAGCCTGTTATTTGTGGTAGTGTTAATCCATAGTAGTTTTGTGAACCACCTATGTATCTATTAAACGTTGCAGTTGGTGCTGCTGCATTTGTCCATATGTTATTACTACCTGATACAATAGTTGTACCTGTATTACTATTATTCTTAAAAATCAGGTTTACAAAGTTTGTACCTGATGATGAAGATATATGTGAAAGAGATGCAGTTGTATTACTAAATCCTGAAGGTGCTATTGATAAACTACCTGAATGAGCTTGTAAAGTTATTGCCTGTGTGTTAATACCATTACCACCACCATTAGTAGGTCCAACTCTAGTTCCACTATCTGAAGCAAATTCAATATTGTTTAGTGTAGAAATAAATTTAACACTACCACTACCACCAAATTGTCCGTTGTTCGTAAATGAAAGGTTACCTTTAGCAGTTACGTTATTTTGGAATGCATCCAATACTAAATTAGTTTGACCTGATACTGCTGTTGATTGTATTGTTACATCAGTATTTCCTGCGGTTGTAATAGTTTGAGAAGAAGTAAATGTATTTCCTCCTAATGTTGCAAATATACCATAATCGGTAATTTGTGCTGAAGATGATACAGTTCCTGCTGGCACACTACCACTTCCACCACCACTACCTGTGATTGCGTTTATTCTTGCATCTACGGAAGCAGAGAATGTAGAATCAATTGGAGAACTACCTAACCAAGTTATTGCTGCAGTACTATTAAGTGTTAATCCACCATTAATGTAAAGAAATGCTCCTATATCAGTATTACCATTTAATTTAGTTGATGTTGCAGGGTTAACTACTAAATCACCACTAATCAAAGTATTACTTGCAGTAATTGCTGCATTAAAGTTTTGAACTCCTGTAAATGTATTTGAGCCTGTTGTTGCGAATGAGCCAGTATTAAATGTACTTCCACTAACATCAGGTATATTAACTGCGAATGTACTTGCATCTCCTTTTGTAAATGTTAAGTTACGAGTACTATTATTAAATGAAGCAGTTACTAATGAACTTGCAGTAATTGCTGAAGTTGCAAACGATGCGGTTGCTGCTATAATAGCATTTACTTTAGCATCGTTAGATTGTGTATAAGCGTTAAATTCTGCTTGAGATGCGTAATTGGTATCTAATGATGCAGTAAATGCTTCTAATGAATTTATTCTTGCATTAGTTGATGCAGTGTATGCATTAAAACTACCTGTATCTGTCTTAGTTGTGTCAGAATTGATTGTGATATCTGCAATTGCTCCACCTACGTTTGCTACAATACTTGCAGTAACGAAAGAACCACCACCAAAGTTTAAACGTGTAGATATTCCTTTAACAACACCTCTCTCCTGTATTTGATTTATAGAAGATGTAAAAGATTCCAATGCAGCTGTTTCAGCTTCCAAAGAATTTAATCTAC